CTGCAAGATTGCGGTCTTCTTCAAGAGCGATGATTCCGGTTCGAGCAACGCGAGTAGAAAAGTCAGAAGCGGCTTGTAGGAAATCAAATACTTTTCCACCGGTATAGTGCCAAGCAGTGCCTAGCCAACCACGCTGAGGTTTCTCCTCTGGAGGTTGAGTGCCAAACCTAGTAGTTAAATCCTGTTGCTCTTTAGGAGTTAACTTGGTGTTATAGGCTTGATTAGCTACTGTACCTGGTAGATTCAAAAGAGTCTTGTGGGTTTCAAGCGCTTTATTTAAGCGCTCAACATTCTTCTTTTGCTCATCTGATAAACCAGCAGCACCTGCTACTGCATTTAGATCAGACATTAATCACCTCGTGCTAACGCTTCTTGATACAGAATGGTTATTTCACCAGTTGTATCAAATGGAAGCATCTGTGCTAAAGCGTCGGATAATCTTGTTTGTGGACGAGCTTGATTAATACCAAGAATTTCAGGACCTGCTCCATCACCAATAGCAATACCTGTAGTAATTGGTTCATCAGGTCGTTGCGTTGGTGCAAATAATGGAGTTACTTGAGCTGCTTCACGTACCTGTGATGCTGGAAGCCCACGCACATCTGGAGTCTTAGCAAGTGGAGCGCCTGCTTTAATAGCGGCAGTCTCAACACCTTCGCCATATGCGATAGAACCCATACTCATATCTGTTCTCTTAGAGAACTTGCCTGGGCCTGCCGCCCCTGCTAATGGACCTCTAGCCATTACCGTCCTCCATCGTCTCTAAATCTTCTGTGAATTGTTCCCAAGCCTCATTGACTTGGTTTTCTCTGATTGCGTTATATGTTGCTATTTCTAAAATCTCATCTGTAAATGTATGAATCGCTGCGGTTATGTTATGTATAAATCCTGCTAGTACTACTAAGAAATCAGCGAGACGGATAGGACGCGGAACATAATCTTGTTTTTTCTTCACGCCCTATCCTCTCGATAGATTTTTACTTAGGCCTTCTTGCCCTTACGTCCGGCAGGGGCATATCCGAAATCTACTTTTCCGCCTTTTGGCTTTGAAGTATCTCTCTTACCTTCTGTTGGCTTCTGCATTGGAGCAGCAGCACGTCCACCTTTTTTCATTTAGCACCTCCTTCGGCTATGCTCAACCTGCGATTTGCGCGAGCAAACTTGCTATATCGGGACGAGCGCCAGCAGCAGGGGCCGCACCAGTCGTCATTTCTGGAGTTGGCTGCGAGGCAGGAACTGGGGCCATACCTGCTGCTGGAACTTGTTCGCCCATCATTTCTGCTGGGACTTGTGGTTGTTCTTCTGGGGCAAATACTTCGTCTACTATTGTTTCGATTGCTTTACCTTTTTGACGGCCTTTGATAACTTCCGCAATTCGGGTAACGATTTGAGAAGGATCTTGACCTTGTGCCGCAAGCGCGGGGATAGCTTGAGCATACTGAGCCATAGCAACACGAAGAGAATCACGCATCTCTTCAATGTCCACACGTTGTTCTTCTTGGGTGACATTTAGCTCCATTGGAATTTCGCGACGTACATAATCTCTTGAAACTAATTTATCGCTACGCATCTGTAACAGAGCAATGATTGCACGGTTAGGGTCCATACCGGACATAATTCCGTAGCGTACATCTACACCATATTCGCCACCGATAGCCTTAGATGGAACATACTTCATTGAGTATGGTGTGCCATCTTCGCTTCCGCGAATCTCTTTGGTCATATTGCCAAATACTTTTTCATCTACTTCAAAGCAGAGTGCTACAAGTTCTGTAAACAGACGAGCAAACTGTGCTTGAGCCGAGCGAATCTGTGTATCGAATCCAGCCTGTAGAGCCTGAACTCCACGACCAGTTACAACAGAAGCATCAAGGTTACCGGAACGTACTTCTGGATATCTTGCACCAAGACGTAGTTCTCGTTCTAATACACCGGACTCTGTGAATACCCCAGGAGGAAGTTCCAGCGGTACACGGCGAATCGCTTGTGGATTGGCAGAACGCATAATTGAATCCGGTCCAAGGGCCAACTCTTGCACATCTTGTGGGATCGCAATGGGAGCTTGGATAGATTTTTCTGCCGCTTGGATTTGCAAAACAGCAAAACGGGCGCGAGCTAGTTGTACCGCTAGAACATCATCAAACTGACCTCGTGCTTCGCCATCAATAGATGAACGAACAGCAACTGAAGCCAGACATTTACCAAGGACGTTTACTGTCTGCGATAGAATCAGGTTATTGCGCTCTGGGATAAACAATAAATCTTGGTCTTTGTCGTGATAACGAACCAGCGTTAGGTATGGAGTATTTGCTGGCATTTTGTTTAGCGGATAACTTGCGTTATTAGCGCCAAGAATTTCATTGTAGAACTCTGGATACTGTGATGCTAAAGTCTCAGCGTCAGTATTTGTAATGTGGGTCAAAGAAATTGTGCGACCAAATCTGTCAATCTCTGGGTAAACGCCAAATGGATTTAGCAAGCGGATGCGTGGATTGTTGTTTATGTAATCCATCTCAACGATTGCTGGCAACATACCGTAGGTATTGAACCAGTCAGCACCGGTGTACATCTGAATCTGTAGGTCTGAACCTGAGACGTAATAGTTTGCAATGCGGGTTCTTGTATCAGCAGCCTTACGTGCTGCATCTGAAACCATATTGGTAGCAGAGCATTCAAAAGAAGGTAGTGGTGCCATTGCTTCTGCAAGGTCACGAGCAGCAACGTCAATGAAGTTAGCGACTAGAGGCTTCGGATATTCTTCCGTGAACATAGCAGGATAGACCTTGGAGATATCTCCTTGACGTACAGAAAGTACGCTACGCATACGCTGGTCGCGTGGGGCATACTTCGTCTTTAGACGGTCTACCTTAGCGATAACCTCTTTGGCTGATAACACTTAGCCTCCCTAAATGAACTGACGTTCTTTGTCTTGCAGTAGTTGGTCTATGTTGACTACTACTTGCCGCCTTCTCTCATTATGATTGAGGAAAGGGTTACTCATATGTGTCTTCTGATTAAGTCCTACGTTTAGCATTTCTCTTGCTCTGATTTCGCAGAACCAAAGAGCCATAACCATATCGGTCTTACCTTTGGTCGTCGGAGACCAAGTAATAAGTTGCTCGATAAGGCTCTTTACATTCTCTGTTTGGTCTGATGGTAGATGAATCAGATTATCTCTATGATGCTTTCCATCAGGTTGCTTAGTTCCAAATAAGGTGGACATAGAAGCCACACCAAAACCTGCATCCCACTTATTGTTACCGGTGTGATGTTCTCTTAAAACTGTACCTTTAGATGCTAGGAAGTTTCTAATACCTTCATCCTGCGTCAAGAAGGACTGGAACGCGTTTCGCTCAACTATCCATTCAGACGGAGCGTAGACGTTTGTCCAATCCGTGATAAGTTGTCTAATCTGAGCAGGTGTTGGACGCGTAATCTTGATAGCATCCACGATATATCTCTTATGACTAACGCGATCAATAGCGTAACAGACAGCGGCAGTATCACCGACCATTGCAGGATCGAGGCCACAGATAAAGCTAAAGCCGTTAAGGTCACGAGGATGTCCAGGAAATCCTGGAGTGAGGCGACCCGCCTTGCGCATTCCGTCAATGCTGCCTTTAACGCATACTGGGTCAAAGATGGCGTCATCTGAAATATCTTGCTGCTGATAGATAAGCGCCCACGTGGACGCATCCATCGCTTGTCGCTCCGCGAAAAGGTGCTTTCCATTCCAGCGGGGATATAATCCTTCTTCTGTCTTATGCTCATCTGTCTGCCCATCGAACGGTTGGTCTGAGTAGGGCCAGAGTGTAACCCACTTTTCTGGGTCTTCGTGAGTTTCGAGAAGTGCTGGCATTGCTAGATATGTCCAGGGTACAACTCCGCCTGGGTATCTATCGGGGTTTCGTAATTCTTTGTATAGGTCTACTGCAGCTACTCGCGTACCTACTACGATAAGTTTACCGGTAGGGTTAAGACGAGAGCGTACGTCTTGCTGTAGCCACTTAATCTGTTTTTCAAAGTCATTGGCATTGGATAGGGTAACTGCGTCATCTATGATAATCATATCTGCACGCTTACCGTAAATCTGACCACCAAT